CAATGTTTCAACCAATGAGTCAAAATTATAGCCCACATGAATGACACCGCCACTTCTATCTAACGTAATGTTACCATTTGTTACAGTCTTATCCGCATGGCTTGCTCCATCTACTAATACCGCTACGGTTTCACCTTCTAAGTGATTGACACCTGTAATAGACGATATTTTCTTGCGAACTTCACCACCTGATATGTAGGTTGTAAAGGGTGTTCCGTTGGTTGCCTTACGCACCACACCGCTATTAGGTAAGAACACCAAATCAGCATTATCTGATATTGCCCCTGTTGTGCCAGTAGATAAGGTAATCTTGGCTTGTCCAGCTAATCCAACAACCGTTGTTCCAGAGGCAATGTTTGTACCTGTAACTACCATGCCTGTTGATATTGTACCTGAGACATTATCAATATCAATGACTGTTGCACCGCTAGTAATACCACTTCCATTATTTACTTTTGCTGCTGGAAAACCACTCGCTGCACTTAAATCCACACCAATCGTAAAATTATTATCATCTACTTTGGTAACAATCACTCCTGTATTATTAACCGTTGTCATACCTACAATATCAAAAATAGCCACTTGGTCATTGGTTGCAAAACCATGATTATCAATATTGATGTTAGCAGGGTTTGCTTTACTAATTGATTTAATGCTTTTAGTTGCTGGGTTTGCCAGTTCAAAGGTATTGGTTTGTGAATTAAATACGGTAAAACTATCACCATTTAATTCTGTCATACCTACGACATCTTCAATAATTACCGTATCTCCATTGCTAAATCCATGAGAGGAAGATGTAACCGTCAGTGTTTGATGGTCGATAGTAACACTGCTTACTTGGTCGGTTGACAGGGACACACCTGTAATCGTTTTGGCGGTATTTTGAAACGTAACCCCTGAATCCAAAAAGAAAGCATTTCGTATTTTTTGCTCAAAATTAAATGATTTTAAATACACAATATGTCGTACTTCAGAACCATTGATAGTACGTTTAACCGATAAATATACTTGGTCTTCTGTGCCACTTGGTATGGACGTAACACTCTCAACAAACCCTGAGTTGCCAAACGGATGCTGATGCCATCCAACTGTATTGTTTGCAGGGTCATAACTGAGTCCTATCAAAACACCATCAGAGCGCACAAACCATAATATCAATTCTGGCTCTTGCTGCCATACCATATCAATCAACCCACCTTTGGCAAGATGTTCTCCTAATATGGTTAAGTCTCTTCCCACCAAACCATCTGTATTCAAATCAAAGGTAACTTCTTTGACTTTCTCACCACTTTTTTGCACTAGTATTGTACTTGCTCCTGCTCTCAACGGTCGCACATTCGATACGCCAAATGTGGTTTCTCGTAATACATTTACCGATGTAGGAGTCACCGCAGCTCCTTGCGTACCACCTGATAAAGTAAACTCTGCGCTGGTGGTAAGAATTTGCAAGAATCGTCCTGGTATCATGTGCTTGATAACATTTACTTGGTCAGATGCAATCGTAACATTTATCGCATCATCATCGTTTGTGCCAGGACTATGATTGGTAAAATCATCGGTGACAGAACCAAAAATACTTTGAGGCTGTGCGGTTGTTCCAGCAAAAAACAATCTTTCTTCATAAAACGCAACGGCTCTTGGAAATCCATTTCGGCTACTAAATGCACCTCGTGACCAGCGTGTTGTTCCATCTGTTGCATTTTTTGGTAACACAAGTGTATTAATGTTTCCATTGACCGAATTGTTTTGTACTACAGCAGTTGCAGATGTGGCACTTGCTACGGCTGTAATTTTTACAAACCCTGTGCCACTATGCTGAAACTGCCATGTATGATTGCCATACACCTCTGAGCCAGATGTATGAACAGGTGCTTGCGCTCCTGTAGATTCATTACTTCCAGCATCTGTTTTCTTATACACATTACCATTATGTCTTACTAAATCATTCTGTGAGTAATTATCAGACGTAGACCATGCATCATGTTGCACTTCTACAATATCTCTGAATCGAAACAATGAGCCTACATCCGATGATGCAAATAAATCGGCTGACGCTGTGAGTGTAACTGTTCCTGTATTCGCATCTGATGTAATGGTTGTTGTTCCGATATTCTCATCTTCGTATGGGCCATCTACAAAATCTACATCCGCTAATGTAAAAGACGTAGCTGTTGTTCGTGTGAGTTGTGCTGGTGCATGACTGCGATGGGCAATAAACATCACATCTGCTGATTGTGCAAAGGTAAGTTCTTTGACCTGTGCTACGGTATAGGTAGTGGTTATCTCAACGATTTTTCCAGATGTGCCACCTGAAGAATAAGCTGTAAAAGCAGAGCTATCAATACCTGATAATTGAAAAGTATTTGTTGTTGCTCCTGCTACAGTAAACTCTCTGTTATTGAGTTCTGTCATACCAACAATCCCTTTGATAAACACTCTATCACCATTGCTGTAGCCATGAGAAGAAGCGGTGACTACCGCAGGATTTGCTGCTGTAATCGCTGATATAGATTTTGTTGCTTCGGTAAGTATTTCCTCATCATTGTAAAAACGAATGTAGTTTAGCCCAAACTCCAGCACATAGGATACAGGCTCTTCCGATGCAGTATCTGCACCAAACTCAAAGTTTACCAGTAAATCAACTCTGCCTTCTAATCTGGGTGTCAACTCACCTGATTGGAAGTTGGTAACAATGGTTGATACTCGTGCCATATCACACTCTTACGTCAATAAACTCGCTCGATGTTAATCTATCTGGTACACCTTCCATTGCATCCATTGCTTTGGCTTCGGATAAACGTGCTTGGTATAACTGAAATATCTGACCTGATAGCGATGCACTTCCTGTAATAGCATAGGCAACTTCCGATGCCAGTTTGTGTGCTATCGTGCTGGAGAGCAAACTATCATATTCTTCGGTATCGGTTACTCGTGCGACATAGATAATCTTACAGGCCGTCTCATCGGATAATACTTTTCTTCCTTCTATTTTAAACATAACCTGAGTTTCATAAGCAGCTATGTCCTGATTAATACTATCCGTAAAGAACGATAATACACGCAAACAAAATGGGTCAGTAGGAAGGGAAAACTGATTGGTAAATCCGAATGCTGGGGTAGCAGAGTCTTTGGCAAGGGTTGCTCTTCGTATCGCTGAGTTCCACGGATGGGAGCGTAATACTTGGTCTCTTACGGTAGTAAATCTTCGGTTGCAGAGTTTAGCTTCTTTGGAGTTTTCATCAAGAGATGTAATGGTAGCTGCCCCTAATAAATCCATAGCTTCATTACAAATATCAACAACAGAAGACATACTCTCACCTCTTAGTAAAAGAAGGGCAGATTTCTCTGCCCCTCACAGTTTAGTTTACAACATACTCAATCACGAAAGATAAATCACCAGCAGTGTCCCCTGCTGCATCGAATAATAATCCGATGAACAAGTAACCGCCTGGGTCTGATGTTTGACCAGCATCTTCCCATACTCTCTGACCTGTTGTGTTTATGTTTCGTGCTTCATAGGTAACGTCTGTACCAACACCACCTACTGCACCACGAAGGTCAGTGATTGCGGATGCATACGCGTCATCATCCAGTGCGGTAAATGTACCGTTACTTTCCGAATACACCCCTACATCACAGGTGTTTGTTGTACCAGAATCCAAGTCATCGTTAAATAACTTGATGGTTACAATTGCTGCATTTGAAGGAATAGGAGCAAGCATCACTGTATCTGTGGCAGATAAATCACCAGCAGCTAGTGCGATTGTTCCCATTGCTACTCGCTTCACGCCATGCAAAGTCCTAGATGGGGATGCCACCTGAGGCAATGCCAACATATTGGAAACGAGGGTTGTGTTTACATTAGCCATTTTCTAATCTCCTACTCTTAATCTGGTGTTTCATCACAGAAGATTTTAACGACTTTGGACTCTTCCATACGCACCGCACCAATGTCCATGCAATAATACACTTGAGTTGCATAACCTTTATCGTTACGCTCATCAATTCGTGCAGAAACATCTTTGCCAATACCAAGTGTAAGCCCATCTTCAGCCCATGCAAAGCAGGAACGAATATCATTTGAATCAACATCTAGACGATTTGTCATGATAAATTCAAAGCCTAAGAAGGAACTTACATCCCCTTGAGCTAATGCTTTTACCGTGTTGAAGTCTGAACTAGTCACCTGAGTTGTGCCTAGTAAATCTTCAATCTGCTTTGGCCCTACTGCAATGTAACGTGGTATTGAAGGGTCAACATCATTCAAATCCAACTTACGTTTTGCCTCAAGCAATTTGGCTATGGTTAACCCATCGTTTGATGATGCTGAACCTACCATATTGTTTGTTGCGTCAAGTGTTGCTGAACCTGAACCTGTTTCACCTGTTGATGCTGTACCAAGTGCTGCATCGATAATTACATCATCCATTGCACGTCCCATAGCTGCTGCTGCGGCTTGTGCATAAAAAGATGTTGGGTCGATTAACATACGCACCTTATCTTGGTCATCGATTAAATCAGCATACTCATAAGATGCTAAACTTAATCTACGTCTTGCATGAGGTGTATCAAGTTGTGGTGTGTCGGCATGGCGAGATGTACGCAGTTGCGCTGTTGCCTTACCTATTTGGTCTATAAATGCGTTCTTACCGACAACATTCTCAATGCGAACTGCATCACGCAGACGGCTGCCCATCTGTTGTGACAGCATTTGCACATTGGCAGAATACTGTTGTACGAACGCGGTTGTGACTTGTGAAGACATAATAAACTCCTTCTTTCACAAATTGCGTTTATACTGTTGTCGATGTGCTACCCTTACGGACACCTCTAGGCTTTTTAGTTGCCATAGAACTATCGTCTATCCGATTGTCTTCAGGACGATGTGAATCGCTACCCTTAACAACCCAACCCCAAAGCACGTCTGCTTTGTCTTTTAGCTGGTTCGTATCTAAAATATCTCTATTTGCACAGGTTTGCAAGAGATTACATATTAATTCGTTTCTGGCTAGAACAAATGACTCTTTATCCATGTACCATTTCCATCAATTCACTCACACGAGATATGGCTCTTTGTCGTGCCACATAGTTCTTTTTATCGGTATATTCTGGTGAGTTCATAATCGCATCGATTTCTGCTTGTGCTTCAACAGGGGTTAGCTTGCGTGTTTGTGTTGCATCCGCAATTGTATCCTCACTTGTAGATTTGTTTACAAAGTCTGCCATCTGCGAGAAGTATTTAATCACTCGTGGGTCATCGCCAAACTTCAAACCGCTTGCTAGTTGTAATTCATAAATATCGGAATCGCCAAACTTACCAAGCAATCCTTTGACACCAGCCAGTTTATCTTCATACGCCTGACCCCATTCTTTTTTCAGATTGGTAATGGTTTCTTCTTTGAGACTTTCCTGTTGTCGGCTAATCTCTTCTTGTGATGTATTTACAGTCGATTTGTAATACTCCATCACACCGTTTACCTGATTAGGTGTTAGGTTAAGTTTATGTGCTATACCCTTAAAATTACTAGCAATTTCTTCTGTTACTATGTTTCCATCTACGACAACATCGTACTTGTCGGCTGTTTCTGGTACACCTAGATACTGATGTATTTTAGTAAGTTGTTCTTCGGATGGGTTTTTAGGTGCTGCTAACTTGTCTGCACCAATCAATTGTTGTGCATTGACATAGGATTTAGCAAGATTACCCACATCTTTTATGGGTGATAGGCTTGGATGTGAGCGTAATTCTTCTGGTAATTGGTTTAAGAAATCGTTACCAGAACCGCCTTGTGCTACCTCTGCTGGTGTTTCCAGTGTGGGTGTAGATGGCTGGTCTACCTGTTCGACTGCTTGTTCTTCCATTTTTACTCCTTATTTATCATATTTTTAATATGTAAGAAAACCGCACGTTTTCCTTCTTCAAAAGCAGATGCGTTTGCATCTCCTGAAACATAGGTCGTTGTCATTGCATGACATCGATTAGCTAAATCATTAAATACTTTTGCACCACTTTCGGATGTAAATGTCTGAGTATACATATCTCTAAGCTGTTCAATCTCTTGCTGTTTTCGCTCTTGTGTATAGGCTTCATTCTCGATTGATTGCACTTCTGCCATTATTTACTCACCATTCTTTGCCTTCTTCTTTCTCTGCCAAGTCTTGATTTACTCAAATCATTATGCAAAGACGAAAAAAATATTTCTTTTGCTCTTTGTCTGTGTTTTCTTTTTTCTTTTGTTTTGCCAGTAATTACCGTGTCTTTTTGAGTAGACCTTCTTGAACCATATCGTAATCTCATTTGCTCACCATTCTAACTGCTTGCGCTGCTTGAGCGGTATCAGCCACGTCTTGTGATAATGCTTCACGCTCCTGCATTGCTTGTTGCATTTCCTGACGCTGTTGTCTCATCGCATCTACTTCACGTTGAGATTTCAATGTCATCTTCGGTACACCCAGACTATCGGTAATGTGTCGCACTAATCCATCTGGGTCAATGTGGTCACCTACAGGCAATGCCTGTGCCAATGGCATCAATATCTCCAATGCCTTCATGGTATTGTTCAAGCTGCTGGATTTTTGTGCCATAGCTAGTGGGGATACATATTCAATATCTACATCTCTTCC